CTAGTTGATTCTCTATTATTAAACCAATGCCCGACACTCATTAACATAGCCAATTTTAAATCAGAGGTTATTACCATGCTGTTTTCTGGCGCACTTAAATCAGCGTCTAATACTTCCTGGCTTGCGTATAATTTGCGATCAATTGATGCAGAAACAAAAGAAATTACAGCCGGTATTGTTTGAGAGAACCAAGGATCAAAATCGACTTCCTCTTCTAATAAATTGCACTGTATTTTGCACTCTGCGATTGTTATCACTTTTTAACGGCCTTTTTAAATACTTGTTTCTGTTCTGGCTTTTTCTGCAAAGGTGCTTTTTCCACTTCAACAAAACCAAGATCAAGCAATTGTTTTGCAGTAGCCTCGTTAACTTCGATTAAATCACCCTCTTTGACATTGCCAAAAACAGGCGAAACAAATAAACGTAACGCTTTAACTTTCATAAAAACTCCAATAAAAAAGGGGCGCAAAGCCCCTTAATTAGTTTGAAACAACCACATTAAGCAGTTAAATCACCAGCAACAATTGATGCAGGGCGATAGATGGTTAGTGCATGGCGTGACTCTGCACGCAATGTAACCAGGTTGCTTGTAAAGTTGGTATCATCTGATTCAGACAAATCAACAGTGATGCCTTGGCGATTCCAAAGTTGTAACGCCATATCTAAAGCGCCGGTAATGAATTTACCAGCAGGCACAGCGTTAGACTCAACAATTGGCAAGCCCCAAAGAGACATTGGCGCACCAGTGCGAGGATCGGCGGCTCTGAAATGTCCGTCAGTACCTTTGTCCAAGTCGATAGTTTCGCAATCAGCAGGGTTTAACATGATCGCAGTTGGCATGTAATCAGCAAATTTAACCAATGTTAATGCGCGGCGAATGTTCTCAACTGGAATTGTTGAAGCACCTGGAGTAAACACTGTGAAGTTACCAGTGTTTAAAATGCCGCTGATGTTTGCGCCTGTGCCGTTACCGTTTAGGATTTGGCTATCTAAGCGATACTGAACACCGTAACGCATACGACCATCAACATGACTAGCGATTTGAGGCGCATCGTCCATTACTTGCTTAGAAAGTTTGATCCAATGTGCAATAGTTGCAACTGGCGCATTTTCTAGCGTGTAAGTAACGCTTGATTCAGGCTTTGCTCCACCTTCTGCGGTTTCAGCAGCGGCATTGGTAAACACGTTTTCGCGTGTATACTCAATAGAGTTTGAGCCAGTGTTGCCACTAGGGATAACATCAGCGATACGCAAGTTGCGATAAGCACCATCAGTAACACCAGATAAGCGGTTAGGCGCAACAGTTGAATCAGAACCTACAACGGTATTTTTTAACTCAATGCGAGCTTTACCAGTTGAGCCTTGCTTCATAGCTAAGAAAGCATCAGACTTAACGAAACTTTCACCGGCTGATAGCTTAGGCTGTGCTTCACCTTTGGCTTTGCCTTTCTGCTCAACTTCAAGCATACGCTCTTGTAATTCAGCGCACTTAGCGTTAAGCGACTTCATCACCTCTGAGTTTTCGCGGCCTAGCTTAGTGTTGCTTTGTGCCTCTTCGCTAGACTTCTGAATAAACGTTTTTACTTCTTCATTGAGTGAAGCAAACTCTTTTGCTAATACTTCTGTAGTCATTTTAATGACTCCTTAAATTGTTTAATTTGATTTATTAGTGCTTGAGCTTGTGCATCTTGAGCAGCTTCACGCTGAAAAATACTTTTAGCTTTGGATGCCAGTGCCGTAGCAACTGACCTTGAAATGTTGCCTGACTCTCTCAGGAACAATTCAAATTCTTTTATGTCTGAAATATGCTCTAAAGCGCTCTTAACTGTTTCAATTCTTGCTGCACTGTTAGCCGGAAATGTAACAACTGATATTTCAAATAAATTAGGAATGTTTTTGATTATCTTGCCGGATTTGGTTTGCTCATAATCATCACCTGTCATCATAAAACCAACGCTCATTCCGTCGATTGTCTGATGTGCCATTGATGCTTTTATGTCCTCAGCAAATGAATTGCCTGGAGGAAGCACACCCATAACAAATAAACCGTAATCGTCGTACTCCATCCTGAACCATTAGCCAACAGGCAGATCATGATGAAGATGATTGAAAAACATTTTCGGGCTTGCACCTTCAAGATTGAAAGCGCCCTTTTGTATAACGTCACCGTCTGAATCAGTTAAACCAAATACCGAGGCATAACCCTCGAACTCGTAGCCTGATTTACTGGTTTTCAGTTTGGTTTGAGCTAGATCTAGGCTCTTGATTAGCATTGTTAATGCTCCGTAGTTGGTCTAATGGTGCTAAATTCATTTGAGCAGTTAAGTCGTCGCCGCCCTCTACTCTTGGTAAATTTTCGCGTTTTCTTATCTCGTTTCTTGTCATCATTCCGTTATTAACCATTGTGCTGTAATACTCGGAACGGCCCTTTGAATCGGCTCGTAAAAGCCCTTCAAAGTTAAATTCTATGATGTAAGTTCTGCGCTGCTCTGGCGTTAATAGCTTTTTAGCCATTGATTGCTCAAAACGTGTAAGGTATGGGCGCATATTTAACTGGTAGAAACCAATCATCATCTGCTCAATACCACTGCCCCAAGTAGTCGTTTTCTCAGTGTCGTTAATTAGAAACGATGGAACACCAAAGAATCGGGCTATATCTTCAAGTTGAAAGCGGCGAGTTTGAATCATTTGCAGATCATCTGGATTCATTTGTATCTGCTGATACTTTGCACCAGCATCAAGCAGCATCATCCTGTGACTGTTCTCTGAACCTTCAAACATATCTTTAAAGTTGGCTCTGATTTTTTCGCGCTGATCTTTATTTAGGATTTGATCCATAGTTAAAACGCCAGAAGGTTTCCCGCCGTTTATATAGAAGTGATGGCTATAATCTTCTGCCGCTGCAGCTAGTCCAATTGTATTTCTAGCATAGGCAAGCGGAGATAATCCGATAAGGCCGTTGCCAAATAGCTTTATGTGAAGTATTGACGCATCAGCATAAACAGATATGCCTTTGTCATGCTCGTAATAATAAATCGGCTCGCCATCTTCGGGAATTTCAATGCGTACCTGTTCGGCTGGTAAAGGCCAAAGGCTAATAACTTGGCCTCTTGAGTTTTTATCTATCACAGCATAGGCGTTACCATGCAAAACAAGGTTAAGCGCCATAGTTTCCCGCCACTCTTGGCTAGTCATTCTGGCGTTAGGCTGTCGAGTTAGAACAGAAACCAGCGTAATAACGTGTGCTTTCTCTCTTCCGTACGCAGTTAACTGGAATATGGTTAATGGTAAAATGCCGATAGTATCAGAAATTAATCGAGTACAGGCCCAAACAGCAGAGACGTGTAACGCGCTATCGTCAGGCAAGTGCCTGGCTGATGGTGAATATCGATCAGGTTGTTTCAACTGCTCGCCCACTCTTTGTCGGGTAGCGATACCCCAAAAACCAAATTCTCATGTTTGCAAATAAACTCATATAGTTATCGGGTCACTTATCCAATCATCGAAATCACCCGATGAATTATCATCAGCCAATATTCTGTTAACAGCCATAAACAAAGCCACCATGCCGTCGATCTTGTTGTCGCGGTGTTCTTTGTTCGGAAAATAGTTTTCGTTCTTGTCGAGCTTTACAACTATGTTTGAGGCCATCCAATCCATCACAGGGTTTTTCTGTCTTATCAAATCACCTGAAATTACTTTGGCCTCAACTTCTTTCATTGCTTCACTGATATTCTTTACCGTTTGCGGTATCTCCACCATCGGAGCGCCGTCTTGTTCCATTCGGATCGCTAATTGAGTTGAACCCCAAGGATCGAACCCAACTGCCTGCACGTTGTATTTGTCGAGCATTTCGCGCAAATCATCTTCAATGACTTCGTGATCAATAACATCACCGTCAGTAAGGGTTAAATAGCCCTGATCCGCCCACGTTTGGTATAGATTGCCAATGTTGCGCGACTTGTTATAAATCTGATTCTCGGGTAAGTAGAATTTACAAACATATTTGATTTTCTTTCCATCAGGAAAGGCCGCAACAAGTGCAGCTATATCAAGTTTATTTGCTAAATCTAACCCTATGTAGCAGGGTAATTCTTCCGGCTCACCGTCTAACATTGGGAGCTTGTCCCACTTCGCCATATCGAGCCACGCCGTTTCAGCGTTAACCCATATGTTTAAATGCTTAGTTAGAAAGTTGTTGCGTGCTGCAGGCATTTCTAGCGCTTTCTTGGCTAGTCTCTGCATATCGTCTAATTTTTTGGAGCGTCCTAGATTCGGATTAGCTTTGATCCAATTAGCTTGATCAAACGGATCATCTTCTTCATCAAGCGTGAAAATAATACCGAAATAAGTATCATCATCAGCAACACCAGAAAGTATTTTTGTAACATACTCTCTTTGCTCATAGCCTATACCCTGCTTATTAAAGCCTGCTGTTGTTATTGCTAACAATAATGGCTGCTGTCTTGCGCCGGTTGCTGTCTCTACAACGTCCCAAACTGCCCTCGTTTTATGCGCGTGAACTTCATCAAGTATTGCGCCATGAATATTAAGGCCGTCCAGTGTTTGAGCGTCACTTGATAAAGGCTCAAACTTACTGGCGTTTTTCAGGTAGT